GGTGCAGGTGTTGAGCTTAAATATGTAGACCCTGCAAATATTGTTTACAGTTATACAGAAGACCCACACTTTAAGGATTGTTTCTATTGGGGTGAAATAAAAACACTTCCAATTACTGAGTTAATGAAAATTGATCAGTCTTTAACAAATGATGATTTAGAGGAAATATCTAAGTATTCTCAAAGCTGGTATGACTACTATAATGTTGCCCAGTTTTATGAGAATGATATTTTTTACAGAGACACGGTTACGTTAATGTATTTTAATTATAAGACTACAAAAAAAGTAGTTTACAAAAAAAAGATACTAGAAAATGGAGGGTCAAAGGTTATAGAAAAAGATGACCAATTCAATCCACCTGTAGAGATGATGGAAGAAGGTAGGTTTGAAAAAATGGAAAAAACTATTGATGTTTGGTATGACGGCATTATGGTTATGGGTACAAATATTATTTTAAAGTGGGAGCTTGCTGAAAATATGGTTAGGCCTAAATCAGCACAACAACACGCACTTCCAAATTATGTAGCAACTGCGCCAAGAATGTACAAGGGAGTTATTGAATCTTTGACTAGGCGTATGATTCCTTTTGCTGATTTGATACAGATAACACACCTAAAACTTCAACAAGTTATTTCAAGGGTTGTCCCTGACGGTGTGTACATCGATGCTGATGGATTAAATGAAGTAGACTTAGGAACAGGGAATGCTTATAATCCAGAAGATGCATTAAGATTATATTTCCAAACAGGTTCTGTTATTGGTAGAAGTTATACTCAAGACGGAGACTATAACCAGGGTAAAATTCCTATAAAAGAATTACAGTCGAGTTCTGGTGCAAGTAAAACTCAGATGCTAATTTCGAATTATAATCACTACTTAGGAATGATTAGACAGGTGACAGGATTAAATGAAGCTAGGGATGCTTCCTCTCCAGACCCTAATTCTTTAGTGGGCTTACAAAAGTTAGCAGCACTAAACTCTAATGTTGCGACTAGGCATATACTTGAAGGTTCTTTGTACATCTATAGAAGTTTAGCTGAAGCAATTACCTACAGGGTTGCCGATATATTACAATATGCAGACTTTAAGGATGATTTTGCTAATGCTATAGGTAAGTATAATATTAGTATTCTTAATCAGATAAAAGATTTATACATATATGATTTTGGTATATTTATTGAAATAGCTCCAGATGAAGAACAAAAAGCACAACTAGAAGCGAATATACAAATGGCATTGTCTAAGGGAGATATAAATTTAGAGGATGCTATTGATATACGAGAAATTAAAAACATTAAACTTGCTAACCAATTACTAAAAGTAAAACGTAAAGCATTACAAGAGCAGCAACAACAACAAGCAATGCAAGCTCAGGCAATGCAAGCTCAACAGGCGTTGAAATCTCAAGAGATGAAGCAACAAATCGAAATGCAAAAACAACAGTTCGAGGTAGAAGGAAAGATGAGATTAAAACAAGCTGAGATAGCTTTTGAAATTGAAAAACAAAATAATGAAGCTGTTCTTAAAAGTAAACTAATGGCTGAGGAGTTTAATTATAACTTAAAGTTAAGAGGTATAGAGTCTGAGGCGTTGTCTCAAAGAGAAACGCAAAGAGAAGGGGCAAAATCTAAAAGAATTAGTCAGGCAAATACTGAACAATCAAAATTAATACAGCAAAGAAAAAATAATTTACCTCCAGTAAACTTTGAGTCTAATGAAGATAGTCTTGATGGATTCGATTTAGCTGAGTTTAACCCTAGGTAGTGTATAAAAACCGTATTATTTTTTTCTTATATTTGTAACAATCAAATTTAATTATATGGAACTTAAAGTAAAAGAAGTAAAAGTAGGGGAAGAAAAGTCAGTACAAGAGGTAGAACAAGAGCTTTTAGATAAGCATGAAGAAGGTCTTAATGATGACCGATCTAAAGCTGAAGAGCCTAAAGCTGAAGAGCCTAAAGCTGAATTAAACGAGGAAGATGTTCTTTCGTATATTGGTAAAAGATATAATAAAGAAATTAATTCATTTGATGAGTTAATGAGTCAGCGAGAAACTCAGGAAGAATTACCTGAAGATGTAGCTGCTTACTTTAAATATAAAAAAGACACAGGAAGAGGAATTCAAGACTTTGTAGAGTTACAAAAAGATTTTGATGAATCCAATCCTGATTCTTTACTTAGAGATTATTTACGTGCTACTGAGGATGGTCTTGATGAAGAAGATATAGAAACCTTAATGGATGACTATTCTTTTGATGAAGATTTAGACGAAGAGGGTGACATAAAGAAAATTAAGTTAAAGAAGAAAAAAGCTATTGCTAAAGCAAAAGATTACTTTAAAGAAATGCAAGAGAAGTATAAGCAACCACTTGAGTCAAGGGGAATGCAATCTTCAAATGTATCTGACGAAGAAATGGAAGGCTATAAGCAATACATCGCAGATGCGAAGTCTTATGAAGAAGAGACTGCTAGAAAGAAAGAGTTTTACGACTCTAAGACGTTAGAAGTATTTACGCCTGAGTTCAAAGGTTTTGAATTTAATGTAGGTGAAGAAACAATAACATTTTCTCCAGGTAGTTTAGATGATTTAAAAAAGAGTGCATTAAATCCAGGTAGTTGGGCAACCAAGTATTTAGATGATAGTGGTCTTTTAAAAGATTCTAAAGGTTTTCATAGGAGTGTAGCAATTGCACAGAATCCTGAAAAATTTGCTAAGTTCTTTTATGAGCAAGGCAAGGCTAATGCCACGGAAGATGTAATGCGTAAGACAAAAAATATTAATATGTCGGAACGTAGATCGCCTGAAGTGACAAGCAAGGGAGGAACACAGTTTAAGTCTTTAAACACAGATAGTGGAAGAGGACTTAAAATTAAGAGTATTAAAAGAAAATAATTAATTTAAAAAATAAAAATTATGGCAGGATCAATCCAAGCTACGCCAGGTTTTGATTTGCAACCAAGTTCGCATCAAACACCTTTGGCATCGAATTATATTACTGACTTCAACTTTTTGAATCAGTACTTACCAGACACTTACGAAAAAGAATTCGAAAGATATGGTAACAGAACAATCTCCTCATTCATTAGAATGGTAGGAGCAGAAATGCCTTCTAACTCAGACCTTATCAAATGGGCAGAACAAGGAAGATTACATACTAAGTACGTAGAATGTGGGACTGCGGCTTTAGTTGGAGGAGGAGAAGCAGTTTTCCAAATCAACGACACTTTAAATCCAGCAGGATCTACTGTTCAACCTGGTTCAGGAGCAACTGCTCAAATTGCAATCAGAGTTGGTCAGACTGTTGTTGTTGTAAACAATGACGCTTCAGGTGAGTTTAAAGCTATTGTTATAGCAGTTGACCTTGCAAACAGTCAAGTAACACTAGCGTTTTATGATGCTGCAGGTTATACAGGTGGTTCAGGATTAGGAAATGCTGATGCAAGTATTTTCATTTATGGTTCTGAATTTAAAAAAGGAACAAACGGAATGCAAGGTTCATTAGAGTCTGACGATTTTATTTTCGAAAATTCTCCAATTATCATCAAAGATAAGTATGCAGTATCAGGTTCTGATATGGCTCAAATCGGATGGATTGAGGTTACTACCGAGAATGGAGCTTCAGGTTACTTATGGTACTTAAAGTCGGAGCACGAAACTCGTTTACGTTACGATGACTATTTAGAAACTGCAATGATTGAAGCAGTTCCTGCTGAAGCAGGTTCTGGTGTTGCTGCACAAACAACTTCTGACCAAGTTGGAAACAAGGGGTCTGAAGGTGTATTCTATGTAGTACAGCAAAGAGGTAATGTATGGTCAGGTGGAAATCCTGATGCATTAGTAGACTTTGACTCTATTATTTCTCGTTTAGATAAGCAAGGTGCTATTGAGGAAAATGTAATTTTCTTAAACAGAGACTTTGGCTTTGACATTGACGATATGTTAGCTGCTCAAAATTCTTACGGTGCGGGTGGAACTTCTTATGGTCTTTTTGACAATGATGAGGAGATGGCTCTTAACTTAGGATTCACAGGATTCCGTAGAGGTTATGACTTTTACAAGTCTGACTGGAAATACTTAAACGACCCAACAATGCGTGGTGGAGTTAATGGTACTGGAAGCATCAATGGATTGTTAGTGCCTGCAGGTTCTACAACTGTTTATGACCAAATCCTTGGGAAGAATGCTAAGAGACCTTTCTTACATGTAAGGTACAGAGCTTCAGAAACTGAAGACAGACGTTATAAGACTTGGATTACTGGTTCTGCTGGTGGTGCAAAAACATCTGACTTAGATGCAATGGAAGTAAACTTCTTGAGTGAAAGAGCGGTTTGTACTTTAGGTGCAAACAACTTCTTTATCTTCCAAGACTAAGAATACTAACCAAAGAAAAGGGGGTCTCTTTAAGGAGACTCCTTTTTTATAAATTAAATTAAATTATATCAAATGAAAACTACAGTACAAAGAGTAGACAAGGTCTACAAGTTAACAAGGAATGCAGCACCTTTATCTTTCATGCTTGCAACAAGACACACTAGAAGATTTCCATTACTTTGGGTAGACCCAGAAACAGGAATAAACAGAGAATTAAGATACGCTAGAAACCAGTCCTCACCTTTTGTAGATGAGCAAGATGGTAACGCAATTATAGAACCTGTTGTTTTTGAAGATGGATTTTTAAGGGTTTCTAAAAACAATCAAATTTTACAAAAATTCTTAGATGTTCACCCACACAATGGAATTAAATTTAAGGAATTAGATAATGCAAAAGATGCACAACAAGTTGTAGAAAATATTAACATAGAACTTGATGCAATGATAGAGGCACGTTCTTTATCAATAGCACAACTAGAAACCTTAACAAGAGTATTATTTCAAAAAGACCCATCTAGAATTAGTACAGATGAAATGAGGAGAGATGTTTTAGTTTATGCTAAGAGAGAGCCTCAAGAGTTTATGTCTGTCGTAAACGACCCTGTATTAAAGCTACAGGCAACGGTGCATAAATTCTTTGAAGAAGGTCTTATTAAATATAGAAATAAAAACAAAGAAGTTTGGTTTGCTACAAAGACTAATAAAACAAGACTTTGTACCATTCCTTTTGGAGAAGATCCAATTTATATAGTGTCATCTTATTTCCAATCTGACGATGGAATAGAGGCGTTAAAACATTTAGAAAAAATACTAGACTCGTAATTGCATTAGGGAGCTATACGTGTTTAGTGAAAGTAAGGGGTCTGTTTTTAGACCTCTTTTTTTTTTAACTATCTTTGTGTAAATAATAGTTAGGATGATAAACGACATTAGAAATACAGTTTTAGCTGTGTTAAATAAAAATAATTACGGCTATATATCTCCACAAGATTTCAATCTATATGCACAACAGGCTCAGATGGATTTATTTGAGGACTATTTCTATGCATATAATTACCAAGTAAATAAAGAAAACCAAAGAACTTCAGGAACAGATTATGCAGACATAAAAAAAGGATACGCAGAGGTTATTGATTTTTTTTCAGTAACATCAAACTTGACTCAAAATGGAGGTGCTACAAATAGCTTTTTTTTACCTTCACTTGCAACTACAGGTTCTGATTTTTATTTAATTAATAAAATATTTACAGGAGGTATAGAGCTAGAAAGGGTTAATCAAAGTAAAATATTATTACTTAACTCATCTCCTTTGACTGCTCCATCTACAATGTTTCCTGCGTATACTACTCAAGGAAATATTGCAACAATATACCCTGTGTCGTCTGCAGCACCAACAATTACTTGTCAATACATTCGTTACCCTAAGCCACCTAAATGGACTTATGTGGACTTAGGTAATAACAGTGAGCCAGTGTTTGACCAAACTCAACCTGACTATCAAGACTTTGAATTGTTCCCAGATGATGCCACTGATTTAACAATGAAAATATTACAGTATGCAGGAGTTTCAATAAGAGAGGCCTCTGTTGTTCAATATGCAGGAGCTGCAGAAGCGACTGAAACTAATAGCGAAAAATAATTATGTCATACATTAGCCAATACGATTACTATGAGAATGGAGGTAATGCTCCTGAAGATGCTAACTGGGGATCATACCAATACGTGTCATTGAAAGATATAGTTGTAAACTATCAGTTAATGTATTCTGGTAATCACTCTTTGGTAAACAATGAAGAGAGGTACAAAATACTTTTTCATGCAAAGAGAGCGATACAGGAATTAAACTATGATGCTTTTAAGGAAATTAAAGTATTACAGTTAAATGTTTCTGAAGACCTTAGATTTATACTTCCCTCAGACTATGTCAATTGGGTTAGAATATCTTACTTTCAGAATGGAGTAATAAGGCCTATGGTAGAAAATATTCAGGTAAACTCAGCTAAAGCTTATCTTCAGGCTAATGACAATAGGATACTATTTGACCAAGATGGTAAGGCTTTACAGCCTGAATATTCTCCGTTGGATTTCTCAAGGATTACGGCACAACAACCAAGCATTTATTTAAATAGTCTTAGTCCTTACAATGGATTAATGGGTTACGAATATGAAGGGTGTTGGTACTTTGACTTTGCTGTGGGAGCTAGGTTTGGCCTTAATACTGAAACCGCCAATGCAAATCCTACCTTTAGGATTGACAAAAAATCAGGTGTTATAAACTTTGATTCAACCATGGCAAACGAAAGTTGTATATTGGAATACGTTTCTGATGGAATGGAGGGTGGAGACGATACCCAAGTAACTGTAAATAAGTTGTTTGAAGATTATGTTTACGCATATATTAGTTATCAAATATTAAATAGTAAATTAGGCGTACAAGAATATGTTGTTAATAGAGCTAGAAAAGCTAAATCAGCACTTCTACGAAACGCAAAAATAAGATTAAGCAATATACACCCAGGAAGATTATTAATGAATCTGAGAGGTCGAGACAAGTGGATAAAATAATATGGCTACATTTCAAAGGAATTTTATAGCAGGTAAGATGAATAAATCCGTTGACGAACGACTTGTTCCAAACGGTCAATATATTGATGCATTAAATGTTAGGCTAGGTTCTTCTGAGTCTACAGAGGTGGGTGCTGTTGAAAACTCAAAAGGTAACACTAAGCTTACAAGCATAGGTTATCAGGGTAATCTTTTGAGTACTAGTGCTAGATGTATTGGTGCGTACGAGGATGGAGCTAATGAGACTTTGTATTGGTTTATTCATGACTCTGATTTTTCCGCTTCTCCTACAGGAAAACTTGACTTAATACTTTCGTTTAATTCAGCTACAAACAATTTAATATATCACGTAGTAAGTGTATCAAAAGGTGGTTCAACTCCTACTGAAACAGTTTTAAACTTCAACGAAAAGTATCTTATTACAGGAGTAAACTTGGTGGATGGATTATTGTTTTGGACAGACAATTATAATCCACCTAGATTTTTAAATACCCAACGTAATTATAAAACTCCGAGTGGCACACCTTTAGTTGATGGTGATGGAAATTCAGAATTATTTTTTGAATCTTTTTTGGTTATAAAAAAACCGCCACACAGTGCGCCAACTATTGAAATGACTACCACAAGTGGGGGAGATGAAAATTATTTGGAAGAACGATTTATTTCATTTGCTTATAGGTATGAGTATCAAGACGATGAGTATTCAGCTACCTCACAATTTTCAGACGCAGCATTTTTTACAAATCCTTTTGAATTTAGTAGTCAGTCATATTTAAATGAAGGAGTGACAAACAGGTTTAATACTGCTATTATAACATACAACTCAGGTAGTTCGTTAGTTACAGCTATTGATTTGTTATTTAAAGATAGCAGTGGTACTGTAATTAGGGTTATAGAGAAATTAAAAAAATCAGAGCTAGGTCTTGCTGACAATACTGACTATACTTTTGTTTTTAGAAACAGCAAAATATTTACTATTCTTCCTGAGGCTGAACTACTTAGGTTATATGACAATGTTCCTTTATTAGCCCAAGCTCAAACCTTAATGGGTAATAGGCTGATGTATGGTAATTATGTTGAAAACTACAACCTTGTAGATGTAAATAATTCTCCTGTTAAACTTGAGTATGAAACAGAATTAATTTCAAAACTCATAGGTAATGAAGAGGTTTTAGATACTACAGGAAATGTGGGTTATACTTTTGGGTCAACAACAAACATACCTAACGCACAGTTAATTATTGACTTAGAAGGTTTAGACTTAGTTGCTGGATCTAGCATTTCTATTGACGCAAGTTTTATTCACAACTCTTTTGCTGGAAATACTCCATCTGAAACAACTACTAATACTGATGTTATTTTTTCATATGTACTTCCTCAATCTTTTAGTAGTGCATACGAGTTGGCTACAAGTGTAGACTTTCAGGAAAAAATAGGTATTGCGTCAAACATAAAACCTATTTACAGCTCTAATCCTAACGATGAGACGTCGTGCCAGGGGGTTACTTTTACTGATTTAATTAACTGCGCTATTCCAAATATTTTAGATAGCTCGCAGCCTACTAGTTGGACTAAGTTTGAAAGTGGAATATCTGCAGCAAATCAGCCGCTTGGCATTATAACATCACCAGGATCAAATACCATAGGGATTGAATTGATTGCTATGAGAAGAGTAGACGCTACCAATAATCCTACACAAAATGCATACGAATATTTTAGTTGGAATTTTGCTGAGGTTTTTTTTCAAACAATAAGTGACACTAGAAGTTTACATAGTAATAGAGACTATGAGATAGGAATTGTTTACATGGA